TCAGATAAATAAAAGGTTCGAAAAAGATTTTAGAGATTATGGTAAAACTACGAAGAGTACTGGTACTGTTTTAGGACTTCGCGCAGTTGGTTTACTGTTCGGATTTCTCATTTCCTATTTTATTTTCGGAAAGAGAATGTATAAACACTATAATGCCCCTTTATATTAAGCATATCTTCTCGCAATGTAAAAGGCAATCGCCGCGACCAAACCGGTCGATGCTAAACCCACGGCACTTCGGTGTCCTTGGTCGTTCAAAAACGATGGGACGAAGTTTGCGAGTTTTTCCTGAACTGGCTTACTAATTGCCACCGCAGCACACGCCGCAACGATGAGTGCTTCGAACTGGTCATCAGTAAGGTTGAATGGATTTTTAGATTCTGGTTTCTTTTCTTGGGTTTGTTGTTGAATTGGTTGTTGTGCCATCATCATTGGTGTTTGCATTTGCATTTGCGTCATGCGTGGGTCTTGAGACATCATGGGTGGTTCCATTGGGTCTTCAGCTTGACCCATAATATCGGAAATTGAAGTAGAGTCCATCGTTTGTTTATTTTCACTCACATTTTTTTCGGGTGGGTTATTCGGCACGAAATTAGTAGACTGGTTATTATTTAACGATACCATTCCGTCGCCAGAATCTGATAAATTCATAGTTCTAACGTCCGTCATTTATGGTAATCATAGGTTTTTAGACTCAGTCACTGACGCATCGCCTGAGTGTAAAACATATCTTGGGTACATACCCAAGAATGTATTTAAAACCTTAGGTAAAACATCACTTTTTTCATGTTCTGGTATAGAATCGTTAAAATATATACGTTTGGAATCGTGACATACATTTACGTACACATAATAACCATCACTTTTCCTAAAGCCATCTGATGAGAGTTCGTTAAATTTTGCGTATGGGTACACCATTCTCGAAGTACACGTCCGTCTGATAAAATTCATTATTACTTTGTTTTTGTTATTTTAAGTCTCGTTTTTTTAGTTGCATTTTTAGCATCAGATTCCTTTTGATCCAAATATTTAGGATTATACATTTTTTTGTGAAGTTTCCAAAGATCCGGGCTACCTACCCTGAAGTTTTTCCTGAGTGTAGCCTTGTACCAAAATACACAGTCCTCTATTTTATTACTTTTTGATGTATTATCTAACACTAAACACTCGTAATTTTCTGTACATGCATCCATGACCTTATTAAACATATCAAAATTCGGAAAAATACCAAAAAATGATTTGTATATTTTTTCTCTATTCTGAATGATATTTTCTCTTAAAACGAATACGTAATCGACATTTGCTCTGAGCGCAGGTGGGAGATCCATGACGTATTGCATAGTAAGCATGAAAAATATATTATAGTGTCGTCCATTCATAAAACATTGACGTATACACGTATCTTTTAAGAATTTACTATCATACATACAATCATCTAAAAGCATAAATGTACCATTATTTATACTCTTACCTTTCGTACCAACTAATTTTCTTTGTCTCGATATAACTCTCTCTATAGCATCTCTATCGTAATCACCATATACAAACAGATCTGGAATAAATTCACCGTAAAAATGATTCCCTTCTTCTGTACCGGATAGAACAACACCGGCTGGTATATGTTTCTTATAATACATAATGTCTTTCACGAGTGTTGATTTACCCGTGTTACGTTTACCTATAAAAACACATACCCTATCATCGGACATTTTTTCGGGTTTGAATTTTCTCAGTTGAATATTCATTCTATGATAGTGTATCGTTTTATTTCATAAAATTTTACTCACATAAAGTAAGAATGGCTGGTCGATTAAACCTTGCTGTCACGGGTATCCAGGACCAATGGCTTACTGGTGATCCCGAATTTTCGTATTTCCTGATGAATTTTAAACGACACACGAAATTTTCAATAGAAGCTATAGAAACACCATTTGATGGTGATATTGATTATGATGCAACTGTAGAGTGTCGTATACCCAAAAACAAAGGGGATCTCGTTCGAAGCATGATGCTTAAATTTACTTTACCGCAACCCACTGTACCAGACAAGTCTTTTGAGGTAACAGAATCTGGTTTAAATTACTATATAGACGGTGTTCAACAAGACACACTTACACTATATGAAGGTTCTACATATACTTTTAATGTAAATGCTTCTTCACATCCATTTTACTTCTCCGAAACATCAGATGGTGTTCATAGTGGTATTACTCAGTTAACAAATAGTAATTTACCGGGTGGATTTGAAACAAGCGTTTCTATTTATGGTGACAATGCTATTATTGGTTTACCAAATGTACAAGGGGGAGGTGGTTTTAGAATATATAGTCGTGTTTCTGGTACAGACACGTGGAATTTAAATATGGGTACAGATACTCAGGTTCAAAGTGAAGGTGGTACCCGAAGAATAATACTTTCCGGTGATTTTGACGCCTTTGGTTATAGTGTAGACATTAATGACAAATACGCAGTTGTAGGTGCTCCACAATACTTTAGAGGTACCATTGATGGTAATGGATATATTCGTATTGTTACGAACACTAACGGTACATGGTCTGTAGGTCCAGAAATAGGAGCACAAAATGGGGTTTTTGGTGATAAGTTTGGTTACAGTGTAGCAATAAGTGGTGATTATATATTAGTAGGTGCACCCGCAAAATCATCTAATACTGGTAGTGTTTATATATTCAAATTAACCAATGGTACATGGTCCGAACACAGTGAAATTATTGGTTCTGCGTCAGATTTATTTGGATCGTCTGTTTCTATAGATGGTAATTATGCTATAATAGGTGCACCTGGTAATAATAAGGTGTACATTTATCATTTATTATCGGGTACATGGACACTAAATACATCTTTTACAAAACCGTCAGGTGAAGGTTTTGGTACATCTGTAAGTATTAATGGAACCAATATATTAGTAGGTGCACCAAATAAAAGTACAAATACAGGTAGTGTTTATCCGTATATATTATCTAATGGTACATGGTCACAAGGGTCAGAAATAACAGCTACAGGTGGTTCATCGGGTGATTTTTTTGGTATATCTGTTGATATAAGTAACGAAAACGCAGTAATTGGTGCATACGGAGACGATCGTACGGAAGACTTAGGAACGAGTTATGTTTTTGTTTTAAATGAATATAATATATGGACTCAAAAACATAGTTTTAAAGGTGGGACGGATGCATTCGGTTTTGGTTATGATATAGCAATAAGTGGTAACTATATATTTACAGTTACAAATTTAGATACACGATTTGGAGGTCCCACAAATAAATATTTCATATCTAAAATCCCAGTTCGGTATACAAACGGTGTTACCGGTGGTGGTACAAGTATAGTAACATTTACAGTACCTAGTGGTGCACCGTCAACGTTGTATTATTACTGTGATAATCATTCCAATATGGGTGGTCAAATAAATTTCAAAAAAATAATTTATAGAAAATCTATAGGTGCTCAAATCATAGAGTATGCAGATCTTTTGATTGGTGGTCAAACCATTGAACGTATAACAGGTGATTATATATACATGTATGATCAGATACACAACAACAAAGACGATATAGACCAAACACTTTATTTCTTAACGGGACACAATAATTATTATTATAACGTATCTTACGATTGGGATTATAACGTTCTTTTACCTTTCTATTTTTTTAGACACTCGAGTTTAGCTATACCCGTATGTACACTTACGAAACAACTTGTCGAGGTACGCATAAAGTTTAAAAAATTGAATGATGTGACTGTAAGTTATACAGGAGATACTAATACTATATCAGACCCACCTTCAGACGTTTCTTCATCAATTAAAAAAGTATCACTCGTCACCGATTTCTTTTTTGTTACGGAAGATGAAAAGAACTTTTTAATGTCTAAACCAATAGAATATGTCATTACACAACTCCAAATGTCACAATTTAAGTTTAAGGCGGGTGAATCTAAAAAGGCGGGTATGCTTAACTTTAAAAATCCAGTCAAGGAAATGTTCTTCTTAGCAGTGAGTGATGATGTTCACAAACTCAATCCAATAAAACACGTTACCATGAAGTTTAATAATAATACAATAATAGACGCCGATAACTTAATGTTAAGTTACGAACAGCCTCTGAAATATTACACGGGTGTTACTGAAAACAACTTCGGGGTATATAGCTTTTCACTTAAACCCGAAACGTATTACCCAACAGGACAGGTAAATATGAGTAGAATAGCACACAATTTAATTGAAATCGAGCTCGACGCACCTGATACGAACTACGGTCATAAAGTTTACGTATACGCTGTAAACTATAATGTTTTAAGAGTGAGTAGCGGACTCGGGGGTTTAAAATTTTAGTGCCTTATACTAGTAATGGCTGGTCGTGTTCAATTAGAAACATCCGGTCCACAGGACGCCTTTTTTACGGATAATCCAGAGTATACATATTTCATAAAGAATTTTCAAAAACATACGAACTTTGCACCTTTCTTTGTTGATATCGATGTAGATGGAGAAATTGAGTTTGGAAATACCATCAGGTGTACCATTCCCCAAGACCAAGGTGATCTTCTCAAAACCGTAAGTTTGAAAGTTGAGTTAAGTGCTATAGATCAAAGTTTAACAAATTTATCGGGTATAGGATACAATGAATCGATAGGTCATGCCATGATTGAATATGCTGAACTCATCATAGGCGGTGAAGTTATACAACGCGTACCGAGCGATTTCTTGGCGATTTATTCGGATAATTACGTGACACAAACAAAACAACACAATTTAGCCAAACTCGTCGGTAAACCACCTTTAGAATTGTCAGGTACAGAAGTCAGTAGTCAGGAAATAGGGCATTATTTAGGAAACGCAACTTCGGATACCAAATATTTTATCGATATACCGTTCTATTTTTATAATACCACCGAACTCGCTATACCTATATGTGCCATAACACAACAGGAAATTGAGATTGTTATTAAATTCAGGGAAGTTGATAAATGTATTCATGCCATCAATTCTAGTATAAACGAACCCGTATTATACACAGGTCTTAAACCAAAAAACTTAATAAAAAGCGCTAAAATAACACTGGAAATGGTTTCTTTGGACGAAGAGGAAAAACAGAAGTTAAGTAATCAAAGAATAGATTATACGATAACACAAATACAGGAAAATAAATCTATTATACCAGAATCTGCAACAGAACATAAACATAAACTCGAATTTAAAAACCCTATAAAAGAACTGTTTTTTGTAATACAAACAAAAAATGTTGATGCAGTCGATGGAAAAACGTATACCCCCTTTGATTATGATTTATATTATGAAAGATATGAGAGTGAAAATGAATACATTAATTATGAACACTTAAGAAGTTTGGAACTTAAACTCGACGATTCCGAAATTCTAAACGAAAAAACGGGTAGCATTATTAACTTACGTGCGGTACAAAGTGGTATACATCATTCAAGAACACAATTGTTCAGAAGATACTATTCGTATAGTTTTGCACTCGAACCCGAACGTTGGTATCCAACGGGACAAAAAAATTTTAGTTTAGTTAAAGAACAAATTATAAAACTTAAATTAAATCCACATAATGATACTAATAGGGAACTTAGAGTTTTAGGCCTAAGTTATAATATACTCCGTGTAGAAAACGGTATTGCTAAAACACTGTTTAACGTATAGTATAATGAATCAACGAGAAAAAGACGCAAACACAAACCTAATTGAACAAATACAGGAATCTGCCATTAACATTATCCAGCCCGTACTCGAACGGTCCATGATACTCGCTGCAGAGTATGCGAAAGCGTGTGGACGTGATATCGTTCTCGGTGAAGATATGGAATACGCCATGAAATACTGTGCCATGAACGAAGTTGGTAAGAAAATGGGTTCACATTTCCCA